CATCCCTGACGGTATCGTCAATGCTGCTAATCTTTGGGAAGACATCTGTAAGCCAGAACCTAAAGCAGAGGCTATGTACCCGTGGGAGGGATTGAATAAGCTCTTGTATGGGCTCAGGAAGGCTGAATTGATTACAGTCACAGCAGGATCAGGACTTGGTAAGAGTCAATTCCTACGGGAGATTCTGTATCACCTGCTTAAGACTACATCGTGGAACATTGGTGGACTATTCTTAGAGGAAAGTACTAGGAAGACTGCTAGGAGCATTATGAGCCTTCACGCTAATAAGCTTCTGCACTTGCCTGATACTCTAGTTACAACTGAGGAACTTAAAGATGCTTTTGATGCAACTTTGGGCACTAACCGTGTGTATCTTTTCGATCATTTCGGTAGTAGCGATGTTGACAACATATCTAACCGAATCAGGTACATGGCGAAAGCTTGTGACTGTCGTGTTATATTCTTGGATCACATCTCTATTGTTGTTAGTGGTCTCGACAATGGCGATGAGCGTAAAGCTATTGATTCAATGATGACTAAGTTGCGTACACTGGTACAGGAACTTGAAGTAACCCTTATCTGTGTATCACATCTACGGAGACCACAAGGAAATGCAGGACACGAAGATGGACAAGCTGTCTCGCTCTCTCAGCTACGAGGAAGTGGAGCTATTGCACAACTTTCTGATGCAGTCATTACGCTTGAACGAAACAGTATGGCTGACAATGAACGGGAACGGCATCGAACTAAAGTCGCAGTCGCTAAGAATCGATACAATGGTTATACTGGACCCGCTTGTGACTTGCAATATGTCAAAGAAACAGGACGAATGATTGAGATGCATGAGGAATCACTATGAGTAACAGAGAGGCCGGTAAAGGTGATGCACCACGTAAGCAACAAGATCATAAGGCTTACGAGGAAGGTTGGGATAGAATCTTCAAAAAGAAACCTAAAGAGAAACCTATCAAAGATGTTCCACTTAAGGAAGACGAGGAGTGTGACTAATGCCTGATATTACAATGTGTAACGATGAAGAATGTCCTCAGAAGGAACGATGCTATCGTTTCACTGCTGAGCCTAATCCTTATCGACAGAGTTACTTCGTAGGGTCTCCCAAGAAGATGGATGGGTGCGATTACTTTACTCCTAATGAGGAGGATTATAAATGTCTCTAGAACATTTGATCGTAGGAGCCACGGGAATAGGATACTTGATTGTAGGTGTGCTACAGTGGACTAAAGGTGAAGTCAGTAACGGTATGATCTGGACTGGCTATGCTTTTGCTCAGGTAGGATTGTGGCTAAATTTAAAGTGACATAAGTCACGTAAAATGAAAGTTACTTATGAGGATTGTCCTCGACATTGAAACTAATCTTAAACATGACAAGATTAACGTTGTTGTAACCAAAGACATTGATACAGGCGAAATAAATGTATGGAAAGAAGCAAACAAGTTTCAGGACTATATAAAGGACACTACGTTGATCGTAGCTCACAACGGCATCAGCTTCGATTTTCAAGTATTGAACAAGCAATGGAATACGAAGATAGGATTGAAGAAAGTCTTCGATACCTTGATTGTAAGCAGGTTGCTAGATCCGAGCAGAGAGGGAGGACACAGCCTAGAAGCTTGGGGACAAACACTGAAGTTCCAGAAGATTGACTATAAAGCTGTATGGCAATGGATGATGGACAGGAGAGAGGAATATGCTGGGGAATGTTTCGATAAACCTATTGACAATCTCTTGGAGCATTATTGCATTAGGGACGTTGAAGTATGTGCTAGGCTTTATGAGCATCTCGTTAATGAGGTATCTTCAAAAGAGTTTTCACAGAAGTCTGTGGACTTGGAACACAAAGTAGCAAGAATTATTGCAGAACAGGAAAGAAATGGATTCAAACTTGACACCGTTCACGCCACTTGTCTACTTACTGACATCAAAGGAAAAATGGCAGGAATATATGAGCAGATGCAGCATAGATGGCCTCCCTACGAAGTACCACGAGTCAGTGAGAAAACAGGAAAGCAACTCAAGCCCTTGCTGGTTACTTTCAACCCCGGATCAAGAAAGCAAATCGGAGAAAAGCTAATTGAGCTAGGATGGAAACCTAAGAAGTTCACTGAAACAGGGCAACCTATGGTGGACGAGAAGGTTTTAGAGGATATTAAGAACATTCCTGAAGCAGCTATGATTGCTGAATATCTGATGCTCCAGAAACGAGTAGCACAGATTGAAAGCTGGTTAGAGGCAATGAAGGAAGACGGCAGGGTTCACGGTAAAGTCATCACTAACGGAGCAGTTACAGGTAGGATGACACACAGTAGCCCTAACATGGCTCAGGTTCCTGCTATAAGGAAAGACGATAAAGGTGTTATCCTTATGGGCACAGCCGGAGGATACGGCGTTGAGTGTAGGGAGTGCTGGACTGTTGATGATGGTAATGTCTTGGTAGGCTGTGATGCTTCAGGTCTGGAGCTTCGTATGCTTGCTCACTATATGAAGGATAATGATTATGTCAGAACAGTTACGGAAGGAAGCTCTAAAGAGGGAACAGATGTTCACACAGTCAATCAACACGCTGCTGGCTTACCAACACGCGATGCTGCCAAGACCTTTATCTACGCTTTCCTATACGGAGCAGGTGATTCTAAAATTGGCACCATCGTTGGAGGAACTGCTAAAGATGGCGAAAGACTTAAACGAAAATTCCTCTCACAAACACCAGCACTTGCCAATCTCCTCACCAGAGTCTCTAAACAAGCAACTAGGGGATGGGTTCCCGGTCTCGATGGAAGACGAATCTGGGTCAGATCAGATCATGCAGCACTTAACAGCCTCCTACAAGGGGCTGGTGCAATCGTAATGAAGGAAGCATTGTGTATCTTCTACGACAAGATCAAGGCTAATAAATGGCCTGTAAAGCTAGTCGCTAATGTCCACGATGAGTTCCAGTTTGAGTGTCCTAAGGAGATCTCTGAAGAGGCTGGTAAAGCAGCTAGAATGTCAATCATTGAGGCTGGTCAATTTTATCAACTGCGATGTCCCTTAGACGGAGAATATAAAATTGGAAAAAGCTGGCGAGAGACTCACTGAAAGGGAGTTATGAGCGAAAGAGATAAACCCACTAAGCCTGAAAGCTTGGTTATCATCAAAGTCTATGAAGATAGCTTTGAAGTTGAGGCGACAGGTGACATGGATATGATTACTTTGTATTATATCTTTGCAGCCTCTCTGGAATGGATAGAAAATTATGCTGAACATCTTGACAAACCGGTAACTACTATGCTACAATAATTGTGTAGTTTAAAAAGCGCTTGTGGTGAAATTGGTAGACACAGGAGACTTAAAATCTCCCGAGTAATCGTGCTGGTTCGAGTCCAGTCAGGCGCACCACTTGAGAAACTTAACTAAAGGAAAATGAAATGGATATGAAGCCTGTGAAGATTGGTGGAGAACTCTTCTGGAGCAACTGGATGCACCAGTTCAATACGAAGTTCAATGAAGATAACAAGAAGTATGAATGTACCTTGGGTAACATCTCTGACAAAGCTGCTGAAGCTTTGAAGGAACTTGGTATTCAGATCAAACATAAACCTGAGATGGGGAATTACATCGTAGGTAAGAGCTTGTATAAGTTTGAACCTAAAGATGAGAATGGTAATCCTGTTCCCATTGAAGCTATCGGTAACGGCACTAAGGTGACTGCACTGGTGTCTAGCTATCGTCATAAGATGTCTGCTAAGTTTGGTGCTGCTCCATCTATCAAGATGCTGATCGTTACTGACTTGAAGACATACAATCCTGAGCCTAAAGAGGCTGAGGAAGACGATGACATCCTTTAAGGATGTTCCTAAAGAGTTACTCATTGATGCTGACTATTTGATTTACGGTGTTGGTTTTGCTAGTGAGGAGGATTCTGAGAAGTTTGCAAAGAGCAGGTTAGTAGGGACAATGGAAGATATGGTCTACTTACACCTGAAGGCAGACTCTTATGAAGCCTTCTTAACTGGTAAAAACAACTACCGTTATGAGATTGCAAAGACAGTTCCCTATAAAGGTAATCGCAAGGACGCTAAAAAGCCCAAACACTACGATGCTTTGCGTGAACACATGATTACCCGATTAGGGGCTGTCGTTGTAGAAGGTCAAGAGGCTGATGATGCAGTAGCTATCAAAATGTCGGTATATCCTGATAAGTACCTACTTGTTGGTGTTGATAAAGACCTAAGACAGATACCAGGATGGCACCACAATCCTCATAAAGCCCTTACGGAGTACATAGATGCTTTCACCGCATATAAAGCGTTCTGTACTCAATTACTTACGGGTGATAGGGTCGATAACATTCCCGGTCTTGAAGGAATTGGCCCGGTCAAGGCATCGAAGGCGCTTAGAGATGCTAAGACGGAGGAAGAGCTACTTCAAGCAGTATGGAAAGCATATCAGGAAAAGGAACATGGAATTGAATATCTTACTGAACAAGGGCAGCTCCTGTGGCTCAGGCGATATGAAGGAGAGTTATGGTTACCGTCAGTAGACGTAAATACACTCAAAAGCAAGCAGCAATGAAGCATGGCTACCGCAGTGGCTTGGAAGAGCGTATTGCGGAGCAGTTGGACAAGTTAGGTGTTACATATCAGTACGAAGAAGTTAAGCTTAAATATGTTAAACCAGCTTCTGAGCACATCTATACACCTGATTTTGTGCTTCCTAACGGCATCATTGTAGAGACTAAAGGCAGATTCTTAATTAATGATCGCCAGAAGCATCTACTTGTACGTAAGCACAATCCAACATTAGACATTAGGTTTGTCTTTAGTAACTCTAATGCTCGTATCAGTAAGACAAGTAGAACTACTTATGCAATCTGGTGTGAGAAAAATAACTTCAAGTATGCGGATAAAGTAATTCCGCAGGAGTGGATTGACGAATGAATAGTATTTTTAAACTGTTAGAGCAAGACTCTGTGCGACAAGCATGGAACGATGTAATGGATGTTCTCGTTGTAGAGCAACTAAAAGAGAGTTACATCATGTGTCTAGACTGGGATGATGAAGAAACAGCTAAAGCTTTGCTTGTAGTGCTTCGTTACTTCATGGTCTATTCTGATTTCAAAGATTTCTTGAACGAGGTTAAAGATGCAGGTCTCACTAATTCGGGAGAATGAAGACGGTAGTGCTGATGTCACTTTCGATCTCACTGGAGACGAGAAAGAAGCACTGATTCGTTATGGTATCCTTGAAGCTCTGAAAGCAGCCATCAAAGAAGGGGAGAAACTGATGTGTGAGGGGCGTAGCCTCGATGAAGGGAAGGAATTAGATGAATAATGTTGAACTATTCTATGAGACAGCACGAAAGAAGTTTCCTAACGCACCTCCTTGGAATCGTCTTGCTCCTTTCCAACAAATGACAGTCATTCAAGGTATTAACATGATTCTAGGAGTTATGCACAATGAAGGTTAATCTTGTAAGTTACTCTACTCCAGCTCCTGACTATCTTGACAAGGGACTCAAAGGACTTCAAGACTTGGTTATCTATGAAGCTCGTGTGTCAGCTCCTGAGAATCAAGAGAACATGGCTACAGGTGCTAAACTCTTGAAATATCTTATCAAGAATAAGCACTGGAGTCCTTTGGAGATGGTGCATCTGTGTATGGAGATTGAGACTACTCGTGATATTGCACGGCAGATCCTCCGACACCGTAGCTTCAGTTTCCAGGAGTTCTCACAGCGTTATTCTATTGTTCAAGGCTTTGATACTCGTGAATGTAGGCTTCAGGATACTAAGAATCGACAGAATAGCCTAGCAACTGATGACTTTGCCTTGCAAGATTGGTGGCAAGCTGCTCAGAATCGTGTACGCTCAGAGACTGAGTTCATGTATCAAGCTGCACTGAATCGGGGGATTGCTAAGGAACAAGCACGAGCACTGCTGCCAGAAGGACTAGCTATGAGTCGTATGTACATGGGCGGAACTCTTCGTAGCTGGCTACATTATGTAGACATCCGATGTGATCCTAGCACTCAGAAGGAACATCGTGAAGTGGCTGATGCTTGTAAGAAGATTCTAATTGAACAAGTACCTATTTTAGGGGAATACTATGAACATCAATGAATATCAGCAGAAGGCTTGGGAAACAGCCTTGGAAACAGCTAAGAACCCTGCCTACATGGTATCTAATTTGACAGCAGAGGCTGGTGAAGTGGCAGGTAAGTATGCCAAATGGATTCGTGATGGTGCTCTTGACGAGGAAGGCCTTCAGAAGGAGATGGGAGATGTCTTCTGGCAGCTTGCAGGACTGGCTACTGTGATGGGTTGGAGCTTGGCTGATATTGCCTCTACCAACCTTCAAAAGCTTGCAGATCGACAAGCAAGGCTTACAATTACAGGCTCTGGAGATAACCGGTGAGGATTCTTGTCATTCCTGACTGTCAGATCAAAGCAGGAGTTCCTACAGAGCATCTGACTTGGGCTGGAGAGGCTATCTGTGAATATCGACCTGATGTAGTGGTAAACTTAGGTGATTTTGCAGATATGCCTAGCTTGTCCAGTCACGATGTTAAAGGCTCTAAATACTTTGAAGGTTTGCGATACAAGACAGACATCAGCACCGCTAAGGAGGCTATGAAGCTCTTGTTGAAGCCTTTAAAGGACTTGCAGAGTAAACAACGTAAGAACAAGGAAAAGGTATACAAGCCTCGTATGGTTCTTACACTAGGCAACCATGAGAATCGTATTGACAGAGCAGTGAATAATAACCCTACTCTTGAAGGATTGATCTCAACTAAGGATCTTGAGTATGAGCGTGATTGGGAAGTATATCCTTTTCTCCATCCCGTCTTTATTGGTGGTGTGGGGTTTAATCACTACTGGCCTGTGGGCGCTATGGGGAGACCAGCCGGTAGTGCTGCTGCTATTATCAATAAGCTCCATATGTCTTGTGTTGCGGGACATCAGCAAGGTAAACAAGTCGCTTATGGGAAACGTGCTGACGGTAAACCTATATGCGCTATTATTGCTGGTAGCTACTATCTGCATGACGAATCTTATATGGATCAGTTGTCTAACCGTCACTGGAGAGGCTTGTTGGTCATGAATGAAGTAAACGATGGTCATTTTGACGAACTCTTTCTAAGTATCGAATATCTTCAGAGGAAATATGGCAAAGAATAAAGAAATGAAATATTACTCACGTAAGTTCCTTAATAAAGGTCGTGGAGTAGCAGCTATTGAGATTGATTTTGCTACGTGGCACTTCGGCATGGGCTTTGATTGTTCTGTTAACATCTCAGACTGTAGTCGTACTGTTCACCTTGACTTCAATGTTTATACTGAAAAAGAACTTAAATCTGCCAAAGATAAACTTGAAGGATTGATTCTTGAATTGTGTAAGCTTCAAGCATTCATTGAAGACAATGAAGAAGGAATCACAGAAGCTATGAAGAAACAACAGGAAGAACGTAAGAAGCGTATTCTTGAACGTAATGGTAAGAAAGCTGTCAGTATTGTAGGAGATCTCACAAATGAAGGAATATAAGTGTAATAGTTGCTTCTATGCTCAGAATGAGAAACATCTAAGCCCTTGTAATGCTTGTGAAGGTTATAATAAGTTTGTGAATCGGAACATTTACATTAATCAACCTGATACAATTACCATTCGTCAATGGGATAATGAAGATGCTTTCACAGAGTCTAAGGACGTAGTTAACTCCCCTGCTCATTACACTAAAGGTAAATTTGAGGTCATCGATGTCATTGAAGACTGGGACTTGAACTTCCGTCTAGCTAATACTGTAAAGTACATTGCTCGTCATAAGCACAAGGGAAAGCCTCTGGAAGACCTCAAGAAAGCTCTCTGGTATCTTCAGAGGGAGATTGATGCACATGGAACTAACACTTGAGGAACTCAAGGAAAGACTTGCGATGCTCGATGAGATTACACTGATGGAGCTACTTGATATCCACAGTGATGAGCTTGTCGAGGCTTTCGAGGATAGAATTGAAGACAATCTAGAAAAACTAATTAAGGAAGTACAGTAATGACATTTCAAATGAGTCCTTATAATACGTACATCGCTAAGAGTCGTTATGCACGATTCTTGGACGATAAAGGACGTAGGGAGCACTGGCCTGAGACAGTGGCACGATACTTTGACTTCATGACTAAACACTTGAAGGAAAAACATAGTTATATCTTGGATAGTGCTCTTCGTACCAAGCTTGAGACAGCAGTGAATAACCTTGATGTTGTTCCTTCCATGCGTAGCATCATGACTGCTGGAGATGCTTTGGAGCGACAGAACATTGCAGGCTATAACTGCTCATATCTTCCTATTGATGATCCTAAAGCCTTTGATGAGGCTATGTATATCCTGCTCTGTGGTACAGGCGTAGGCTTTAGTGTGGAGCAAAAGTATGTCAATAAACTCCCTGAGATCCCGTCTCAGTTGTTTGATTCTCAGTCTGTGGTTGTTGTGCGTGACTCCAAAGAAGGGTGGGCTAAGTCTCTCCGACAGATTATTGCCCTCCTATATGCAGGTGAGATTCCTAAGTGGGACGTATCATCAGTTCGTCCTGCTGGCACAAGGCTTAAAACCTTTGGTGGACGAGCTTCTGGGCCGGAACCTCTTGTTGAGTTGTTTAAGTATGTGGTCTCCAAGTTCAAAACTGCATCTGGCCGTAAGCTTACAAGCCTTGAGGCACACGACATTCTTTGTAAAATCGGAGAGGTTGTCGTCGTGGGAGGAGTAAGGCGATCAGCCATGATCTCTCTGTCTGACCTTGGCGATGATCGTATGGCTCACGCTAAGGCGGGTAATTGGTGGGATGGTAACGGTCAACGTGCTCTGGCTAATAACAGTGCAGTGTATGATGTCAAGCCTGATGTTGGTCAATTCATGCGTGAGTGGAGTAGCATTTATGAGAGTCATTCGGGAGAGCGCGGAATCTTTAATCGCTATGCTTCAGAGCTTCAAGCAGGCAAGAATGAACGTAGGAAGCTGGGCCAGGAATGGGGTACTAACCCTTGCTCTGAAATTATCTTGCGTCCTTATCAGTTTTGTAATCTTTCCAGTGTTATTGTTCGTAGCGATGATACTATGGATCGACTACGGGATAAGATTGCTATGGCTACTATTCTCGGGACTTTTCAATCAACAATGACTCATTTTCCATATCTGCGTAAGGTATGGCAAACTAACACTGAAGAGGAACGTCTCCTTGGTGTATCTATGACAGGCATCTTGGATAATACTTTGTTGAACAATCCTGATGATCCTGAACTTTCTAAACGTTTGGAGGAACTTAAAGATGTGGCTATTTCTACTAATGCTGAGTACGCTGATGCTATCGGTATCAATCGGTCTGTCGCTATCACAGCAATCAAGCCCGAAGGCACTGTCTCTCAGCTTTCTAGCACAGCTAGTGGCATTCACCCTCAACATTCTAGCTTTTTCATTCGTCGTGTAAGGTCTGATAACAAAGATCCTCTGACTGATTTCCTGAAGTCTCAGGGGTTCCCTTCAGAGCCTTGTGTGATGAAGCCAGAGAGTACAACAGTCTTTAGCTTCCCTATGAAGGTTGAGAAAGGTGCTGTTCTGCGTGAGGACTTGGATGCTATTACACACTTGCGACTGTGGTTGATGTTCCAGCGTCATTACTGTGAGCATAAACCATCTGTTACAATCTCTGTTAAAGAGACTGAATGGCCTAAAGTTGGAGCATGGGTATGGGATAACTTCGATGAGATTACCGGGGTATCTTTCTTGCCTATGGACGGAGGAACTTACCGTCAAGCTCCTTATGAGACCATTGATGAGGATACGTACAATAAACTTGCTGGAGAGATGCCCAAAGGTATTGATTGGGATCAGTTCATCGAGAATACTGATAACGTAGAAGGTGCTCAGACACTAGCCTGTACTGCAGGTAATTGTGAGATCTGAGTATGAAAACAGTCTACACTAAGGATAACTGTCCGGGATGTGTGGCTCTGAAGGCTTCTCTGGCTAAGGCTGGAGAAGCTTTTAATGAAGTCAAGATTGGACGAGATATCACACGAGAAGAGTTTATGGCTAAGTTTCCTTCGGTACGTACAGTGCCGTATGTAGTAGAAACTGATAAGGAGTAAAATGGTCACACAAGTACCTGTCAAGAAAGAGACTGCAAAAGAGAAGCAGTCCAACAGTTTGAAGTTGAAGCTGGATGACATGACAGTTATCAGGCCAAAGACTGAGAAACAGAAGGAGTTCTTTGAGTCTTATCAGCGAGGCGATTACTTCATGGCTCTTCATGGAGTAGCTGGAACTGGTAAGACATACATTGCACTCTATAAGGCTTTGGAAGAGGCTATGGATCGTAATAATCCCTTTAACAAGGTAACAATTATCCGTAGTTCCGTACAGAGTCGTGATATGGGCTTCTTACCGGGAGATGTTGATGAAAAGATGGATGTCTACATTCAACCGTACAGGCAGATATGTGCTGACCTATTTAAACGAAAGGATGCTTGGGATCGCTTGGTGGAGCAAGGACACATTGAGTTTGTATCTACAAGTTTCATTCGTGGTACTACCTTCATGCATTCAATCCTGATTGTGGATGAGATGCAGAACATGAACTTTGAAGAACTGGACACCATCATTACCCGTGTTGGTGACAAATCAAAGATCATCTTCTGTGGAGACTACAGACAGACTGACTTGCGTAAGAAGGATGATAAATCTGGTATCTTGAAGTTTCTTGACATTGCTGGAAACATGAAAGAGTTTAGTAGGTTTGAGTTTGGCATTGAGGATATTGTTCGTAGCTCACTAGTTAAGAACTATATTATTGCCAAAACACACTATGAGGATGGAAGTAATGGGTAAAGCAATCGAGGAAGAGATCATTATGCTAGGTCAACAGCCTCAGAATGGCTTGATTCGTACAATGCAGATCAACGTGAACTCTCACTTGGTCTTCATTGATGATGATATTGGCGATCCTGCACTCTATAGGGATGTGATTCATTGTCTTGCTACATGCACAGAGAATGATAATGTCAACTTCCTTGTGAACTCTAATGGAGGTAGGACTGACAGTATCTGGCAAATTATTGAGGCTATGAAAGGATGTCGAGGGGATGTTGCTGTTACGGTTATTGGGTCTGCTTATTCTGCTGCCTCTATGTTGGCTTGTATGGCTCCTGAATGCTATATTGCTGACAGTGCAGAGTTTATGCTTCACACTGCTCATTATGGTAGTATCGGGACTGTTCCCAATGTCAAAGGACAAACAGACTTCGCAACAAGACAAATCAACAAACTCTTAGACATCTGCTATGCAGGTTTCTTGACACCTAAAGAGCTTGATGAGTTGAAGAATGGTAGGGAGTTCTGGTTCGATGCTGAAGAATCTCGGGAGAGGATGCTGAAGCGTCAGATTCACCTGCTTAAAGGCATGAAGAAGGCTGCTAGGAAGCCCAGGAAAGTATAGACGTAAAAAGCCCCTTCAGAGTCTTCTCTGTCGGGGCTTTCTTGTTTAGTGTTGACGATAATCTTGAAATAGAGCTAGAATAGCTGCTATAGATCCCACAGTCCACAGAATAGGTTTGGCTAGTTTAGCAATCCACTCTAATACTGTAAAGGCTCCAGAGGCAGCATTGAAAGCACTTACCATGCCTTCTGTGTCTTGAGCTACTTTATCAACTTTAGCTTCTACTTTACATAGTCTTTCATATATTTCAGCATGTGAAACTTCTTTGTTAATACCGTCACTCATTTAGACCTCATGAATAATGCTTGTTCATCTTTTCTACGTTTAACCAATCCTGGCAACTCTCTACCACCTGCTTTAGTCCACTTCATGAACTCTTGAGCAGCCCCTTCAAAGTCACCTCTATTGATCTTCATCCTAATGCTTGATCTCT